TAGGTATTCACCTGTGTCCTCACATATTTGCGAGTTCCCAGAGCATGCATGTCCTTTACAGAAAGGACCACACTCAGGGGTTTCCACACCGAGTCGATTGTTGAATCGACATGGTCTATGGCTTGTGCCTCCGTAACTGGAGGCGGATTGGAACTATCGTAGTCCGGAATCAGCATGATGTCACCCTGTGTTGAAGTGGGGACTATGGGGACGTACTCAAACATCAGTCTTCGGAAGTGGTACTCTTCGTACTGGCTTGCCTGGGTTGACAACCATGGAAATGTGGTTGCGTTACCTGGGTTCAAGGCTAGGGCTAATTGTTGTTTTAGCGCAGTAGATCCGGCTATGCTGCCTGAAATAAGCTCCCTATGTCTAATCACGGTAGGCTTTCGGCCTGATCCGGATCGTATAGAGGCCTTTCGGCTAACATATCGGTTAGAGACGGCCACTGGAGCCGAGGACATCCCATCCATAATGGAGGGCCCGCTGAAAGACACACTCTTCGGTTGTGACCCTTTGGCCGAGAAGCCATTGTACATATCTCTTGCTCCTCTGCCAAGCTTGCCGTAGTCTACCTTTGAGAGTAGACTGCTCACGGCGCCTTTGGCTGCAGATTGCGCAACTGAGTTGAGTACAGGCATATAACGGGTTAGGGCCCCACCTTGTGGTCGGGGACGGTAGGCTACGATTTCGTGTGCCATGTTGCTTCGTTTTCTTGTTTTGTAGGTTGGTTGGGACACATGTCCTACACACCGACTATTCATCAAGGTTTCTATGTGACTCCCGTGTAGTCTGTAGGCATTCCGGAACAGCTTATTCCTTAGCACGCAAATCAGCGTTTTGGGAGTTTTCCTTGACCCCGACCTAGCTGGGTAGCCAGGTCTTCAATGGGGGGACGCGCGGCAATAAATCGCGTACCCAAATAAGGAGAGGTTGACTGGACAAGAGTTCGTCGTTCGTCTTCTCGACCGACATATAGTTCCCTTCAGGCGTATGAAATGCCACAAAGTGATCTTTATTAAACTCTTTCAGTAAGCTTCGAGCTGGTAGCCTGTATTCACACAGAGGGTCGTTACCCGAGTTCTCAGATACAGCGGAGAGAGGTCCCATAGTCGTTACAGCGGATGGAGTAAAAATCTTCCAACCCGCCTCGTATTGATTACGTGACATCTTCATTTCTGGACATCCATGTCTCCTCACCAGGCTCTGGAGGGGAGTTGTGTCTGTCAGAAGTGCTGCATAGTACTTCTTCGGATAAATACCTTGTTCAAGCTGCTCATTCGTCCTTTTCTCAAGGAAGGAAGCAAACCGGCGTTGGAAATTTGTGACGTAGATCTCTGTCTTTAGCTCATCGTAGACTGGGAACCCCAGACCCCCGTACTGGATAGGCAGGAAGCAGTTAAATTTGCCTCTATCTGTAGCCTCATCTAGTTGCATCTTGTTATAATGCATAAAACGGACATGGGCCTGCGGCTTATTAAGAGCGCAGCCTACGGAGCATTTGTACAACTCAAGGAGGGAAAGTTTCCTTCGTGGATCGGCAAGACGACCTTTGGATTGGGCTATTAATAGACCAACATTAAAGTAATCGAGCTTTAAAAACTCTTCACCATCGGGGCGAACACGATACTCGAATAACTCACTATTTATAGTAAGATAATTCGTATGAGTATAGTTCTTCCCCAAAGAAAGGGTGAATCCAACCTCCTTAATGACCTCTTTCCAGATTGCGTAATGGGCAACATTCGACCGAAACAATATGTCGTCACCATTTACAAGGACTGGAAGTAGGCGGTGCGGAACATGACAACCAAGATATCGGTTGACTGATGTCCAATAACACACAAAGTTGATTGCACAGAGGAACGGGAAGCTGATGGGTGAACCCATTAACTGACCATTCTGCTGTAGGACGCGTATGAAACGCTTTCCTAAGGCATCAAATATCTCCTCATAGGGGATCTTATGTGTGTCGCACACGCCTTTCAATAGGCCATCTGAGTCTGCGTACTGAAGCGTATGTGGTTGTAGCAAGGCCCTCATC